CATAAAAAAAAGGGACTCAATTGAGTCCCTTGTAATAAAACGTGATATGGTTTAAACCATTAAATCACATCAAATTCGTGACTTGAACACGTCTGTAATAGCGGTTGCTATTAACGTGAAGACGACCCAAACCTGCGTTAGCACCTTCGGCGAATGGGTTTGCAACCATGCCATATCTAGTCTTAAATCCAATTTTTGGTTGAAAACTATTCTCTCCAACTGCACGAACCATCTGTAAAGGCACGTAGGGACAATAAAAGAGACCAGCATCATAAGGACTAGAACCCTTATAACCAACAACATAATACTGACTACCACCAGTGTTAGATGAGGTTAGATTAGCCGAATAAGGATCAATATAAACTCTGAACTTACCGTTAATCGTACCAGCAAATGTATTACCAGTATCATCAACATTCAGGTTGGCGTTAAGTGCTGGAGTATAATCCAGAATGCCAGCCATCGTAAGTGCGGAAGCAACGTCTGCGGAACACAGAACCATGTTGCCCTTTCCTCTACGAGTTCTTTGGGCGATTGCGTTAGCATCTCGTTCGATCTGGAATAGAAGTCCTTTGAACTTCTCAACAGACCATCTACCATTGGAATCGACATCCAGGTCGAATTTACCAGCGGTAGCTGTGTTTGAAACAGCGCCTTGCTCAGCAACCTTGTAGATTGTTCTGATAACTTCTCTATTGATTTCCGCGAGGATTTCAGTAGAAAGAATGTTAGCAAGTTCTGCTTCTGCGTTAAGACCGTGAATGGCCTTAAGATCTTGAGCCAGTTCTAAACTGTACTCAGCTTTCAGTGCTCTGGACTTAGCTGTAACAGTGACTTTCTCGATAGAGAATGCCATCTGGTTAAAGGCGTTATCGCCAGTACCTTCAAGATTCTCAGCGTCACCTGTAACCATCCCCTGACCGACATCATATGCCGTGGAAGTAGCACTACCAACAGGGTTTAGTACACCAGGATTGGATCCGCTCTGAGCGGTAGTACCAATACCAGCGTCGATATCGCTCATACCTGCAGTAAGGTCAAAGCCCTTATTCTGGCCAGAGTATGCTGTATCTACTTCATCGTAGAATGTTTCAGCACCCGACTGATCGGTATAACGTGAACGCATTGCGAAGATCAGTCCAGTAGGACCGTTCATCGGCTGAACGCCAGCTAGGTCATAAGCGACCAAATTTGGCATAGAACGTCTAATCAGTGAGATTAGAACGGGATCGAAACCAGCGACTGGACCAGCAGCGGTTGCACCACCACTAAATCCACCACCTGCACCAGCTGCGTTACCGCTGTTGGTAGGGGTTTCCATCAGGTTGATACCTGAATTAAAAGCTTGCTCCTCAGATAGGAACTTTTCTTGGTTTTCTAACAGGACTGCGGTTACTGCTCTACGGTGAGTATCCTTGATTGGATCAAGACCCTCATAATCGAGAAGTGGACTCCACTTTTCCTGCAGATGTTCGGATTGGAACATTTGCGTTTACCTAATAATTGTGTTTGTTTGAATTGATATTAAATTCACTTGCTAAAAGCGCCAAGTGTCTTAAGATAAGAATCCATACTACCTGTTACAGGAGTAGGAGTACTATCTACACCCTCAGAAAGGGTTTCTTGGGATGATGTTTTAGCTACGGGAGATCTGGAGAAATACGACTCCTTAAGAACTTCCAGTTTTTCACGATATTCTACTTCACTTTCAAACTCCACACTTTCGGAAAGTGAGGCGAGCTTCTCTTTCTGTGTAGCTGCTAGGCCTTCAGAAACTTGATCAAGAATATTGCTGGCAACAGACTCACCGAGTCTCTTGTTTAAACCAACGTTCTTCTCAATTTGCTCATTGAGTTTGGTCTCCATATCATCTAGTTTTTCTACCATACTCTCAAGTACATCATATTTTTCTTCAGGGATTGTTACATAATGTTCTTCAAAAAGACCCCTCATTCCTTCAAGGAACGATTCGGTCATCTCAGTCTTGAGACCATGTTCGATAGCGAGTTGATTTTCTGTCATCCATTCTTCAGAAACATACTCAAGGTATGAATCAACACGCTCTTGAAGAGATACCTTCATCTCCTCAACTTCTTCTTGAAGCTTCTTATCGTATTCAGCTTCAACGGTTTCTCTAATTTCAGAAACCTTAGAAGAAATGGCGGCTTCAAAAATAACTTTTGCTTTCTCTCTAAACTCTTCGGAGAGTTCTTCTCCACCTAGAAGTGCGTTAACATCTTCTTCAACGTTAACACTATTATCTTCTTCTACTGTTTCTTCAACAACAGTATCAACAGAATCTTCAGAAACAATTTCTTCCTCTTCAATTACCTCATCGGTAACTTCAGTTTCTTCTTTTTTCATCGAATCTCCTGCTTGAGCTCCTTTATTGACCACATCCTTTACAGTTTTGATCTTGGGCTCTTTAAGTTTGGCGGAATCATCATCTGGCTTGTAATTTTCAGGGGTGGGTCCACCGAGATCTTCCCAAGTTGCCTGGGAGGTATCGATAGGATCTCCTGGTTTTGCGTTAGCATTCACAGCAGTTTTAGATTGCTCCATTTCTTGTAAATCTCCACGAGACATTTGAACTCTCCGGTTAACCTTTTATGATTTATATTTATTTATAATAAGTAGCCTTTATAGACTATTTAAGAAGTTGTTAAAAATATTTAACTTCTGCTCATCAAGTTGTTTTTGATCAATCAAAGTGTTGATCGTTTTGTATGTTTTGGTTGCCATCCTTTCACGTAGAATGCCGCCATCCCACACCCAATCCTTTCCTTCCATAATACCCTCAACAAAGGCATCAGGAGCAGAAGGATCAGCTACAATATCAGCAGCTGTTGAAAGCATGAAATCTTCACCAACGATGTTTACACCTTCACGGGTTGCTTTTAGAGAACCAATTCCTCTAGAAGAAACTCCAAGTCTAACACCTTCACTGATAAGTGATTCAGCAATTTTACCCATTGGTGTGCTAAGGATCTTAGCCTTACCAATAAAATTCGATCCACTCTCTTTTAAAGATACGATTTTATGAGATACCCTATCAAGATTAACAGTAGGACCATCGGGATGACCCAATTCTCCAAGAGCTCTTCCTGATTCAATATTAGATTCATTATATCTGGCCACCTCTTTACGAAGTGTTTCCATTGGATACATTCTACCATTACGATTTTGAATATTTCCTTGCAAGAAAACTCCCTCAATATAGAGAGCCTTTTTACCGTTCCTTTCCTCAACGATAAATTCTACTTGCTCAATTTCTTCTCTAATTAATTTCATCAGGCGTCTCCTGAGACTTGAACTTTTTGTAAAAAAACATTACCACTATTATTCTTAACAGCAATTTTAAATGAGCGTCTCAATTGAGCCCATAATGAATCAAGAAATCTTGTTTCACTTACGGAGCTATTTATAATTTTATAAGGGCTACTCTTCCTCTCCACCATCACCAGAATCTAAATTGATATCACTATCCAAATCCGCAGAAATTTCTTCTGGACTATCATCTACATCCAAATTAACATCCTGATCAAAAATAGATGATGCAACATCTGGTCTGATGGATTGAATCCTCTCAGAACTCTTATTGTAAAGAATATCTTTAATCATATCACTTGCTTGAGATGGTGATTTATCTGTTACAAGCAAATCCATAAGCTCATCCATAGTCAATAAAATAACATCACCCCTATTTAGTCAAATTTAAAAGAATTAAATTTCCCCACCTTTAGGTAGCTTTATCTCTGTTGCTGAGTTATCTAGTTCAGGATCTTGCATATTTGATATCGAATCTTCTCCCATTTCCTCTTCCATATCTGGCATAGGAGCTAATGGATCAATAGTAATTCCATTTTCAATCTCTAAAGCGATCAATTTATCCTGCTCAATAATTTCCTCATCAGTTTGACGAAGAATTTTTCTCCTCACATAATCAGCAGAATAATATCTACCAACATAAGGATCAGCAATAACAGCTAAATTAACTCTTTCAGTCATTAACTCAGAATCCTTCATTTCAGCGAAATGATTATCATATAAGAAATCATATTGAATATGATCAGACATCA